GGATGCGATGGACAAGGCAAAAAATATGAATCTGCTAGCAGAACAGTCTGGGATGACTGCAACGCAGTTTTACACGCTTTCCAAAATGTTCGGACGGGTCGGAATTGATGCCGAACAATTACCAGCGTTTATGTCAAAGATGGCGGCATCGATGAGCACCATTTCGGATCCGGCATCCGCAGCGGGGCAAGCACTGGCAAAGATGGGGATTTCCGTGCAAGAAATGGCAGGCAAAAACCAGTACGAGCAGTTTAAAGCCATCGCTGCAGGAATTGGCAATGTCACCAGCGCAACTGAGCGAATGAACATTGCACGGACAATCTTTGGGAGATCTGGGGCGCAATTGCTGCCGGGCATGAAGATTGGCGAGATTCAAAAAATTGAAACGAAAGGCTCACCAGTCGCGCAAATGGCTGAAGACATGGGGGGCGCATTTGCAAAGTTCCAAGGCACAGTGAAGGCTTTGCATGTGAATGTCGGGGATTTCTTCCTAGGGATGGCTGTTGGGGTGGTGCCGGCACTCCAAGAAGTGGTCAATCAACTCAACAAAATCGATCTGACAGGCGCAGGAAAGGCACTTGGGGATGCAATCTCTTTTTGGGTTAACTACTTCAAAGATTTTGGCACGACCGGAGACTTGATCGCAAACACGCTCAAGCTGGCGTTCAAAAATGCATTTGGCATCATCGACGAAGAGCTGACCGCAAAGGTACAGGCTGCAATGGACAAGCTCGACGCTTCCGCAGCACGGCAAAGGGAAGCGGCGGCGGCATTGAAACCAGAACTTGGTGGGGGGCTTGAATTGGCAGCAAACGCTGGCAGAGGGGGAGGCGGCATTATTGGCCTTCCTGACATCTCCAGCTTGCAAAAGGTTGGCGGCGGATCCGCTCTTTTGAGTGGAGGCCAGGACAATTCTCCAGTCTATCAATCCGTTCGGATTCAAGAAGATATCCGCGAGTATATGAAGACACTCATTGATGTTGTGAAACAAGGAGGACAAGACTACCAGATCGCTCCATCGCAAGGCGGGATGGTTCTCACTGCTTAATTTATGGCACTCACTGAAACGCAAGTTGAAGTATCACGGGATCCCACTGGACTCGTGACAAGAACCACGACGTCGCAGGCTTTTGCTTGGCAAGATCCGCAAGCTGACTGCAGGTCATACCGAGTGACGCAGACAGACGGCGTGGTGACTGTGGTGCAGGAGTTTTTTGATACGGCACCGCCAGTTTATAATCTCGATGTATCCACCACCACCGAACCGGTTGAATCGCATCCATACTTTGCACCTTTGACGTCAAAGAATCGGAAGGATTGGGCAATGTGGAAGCAAAACCCCACAAATCCGGACCTCAACGGATGGACTCCAGCGCAAGAAACCGGAACTGAGTTCTCGACCCTATATGCGCTCTGGAACAAGGGAATCACAAATTATTTTGCGCCGCGTATTGTGATCAAATGTACGACAATTGAAGACTCTCAGCCGGATGCGTCATCGGTTGGAATCATATCAAGTACAGGGTACAGTGGAGACACCGGGCCGGTGAATTTTATCCTCACTGGACTTAGTGCGCAGCAGGAAGGGACAAAATACCGTGTGACACGCGAATACCTTGGCAGTGCCCGCGGTTCAAACTGGGAAGCGGTGCTTTACACTTAAAATGGATCTCCCAACATTTCGCCGCGGTTTTGAGTTGGTATCGGCAGAGCTCAACAAGCTTTCCAACGCCATCCGCGCCGCATCAATCACCTCAGTGATCAATGGGAGCTTCACTCGAACGCCTGGCGGAACTACCATCATTATTGGAGATCAAGTTCGGGGCGGCGGCGGCGGCGGCAGCACCGCATTTTGTCCGTTCAAGGTGACCGATGCCAGCACATCTACGGAATTAAAAATCAATATCGCGTGGGGTGTTATCGCAAACCGCATCCCGACGGGCATGTTTCCAAATGACAGCCCGCAGCTTGTGATGACAATTGAGAGCAGTGTTTTCGTCTACGCCGCCATCACGTTTGACCTCGACACACTCAACGTCAGCGGTATCTCTTTCGTGACGGACGCCGAGGTAAAAACTAACACAACAACAACTCAGTACTGGCTCATCGCAACCGTGACGGTGGACACGACCGGAGAGTCTCCCGTGATCTCGAAGACCATGAACGTGTGCCAGGAGCCCTATGCCAGCCCTTGCCAATTGGCGACCGCTTAACATGCTTTGCGTCGACCGCCTCGCGTCCGTAAATATCGTGGTAACGCTGGATGTCACCGTGTCAGGCACGGATATTCGCACAGGGCGCGATGTCAATTTCAGCGGGCAGTACACGCACAACCCGCCTTCTCGGGGCGTGAACGGCATCACAGACCCGCACCAACGCGCGCGCGCTGGCAACTGCCCGACGTACATTTTGGGGGCGTATGTGATGCTCGGCGTGCGCACATTGGGCGACGTGCGAAACCAGTTTCAACCGTTCAAGATTTCGGACTGGATCCCGAACACCTCGCCGGTTCTGAGCGCCAACGGCAACGGCGGCACGGTGCCGAACGGCGGCTATGTCACCGCGACGCAAGGTGCGACGTTGCCAGACCCGATTGACGGTATCGGGCCGCAGGTGATCGCCGGAGAGTCCTACATCGTCCGGAATGGGCAATGGGAGCCGGCAAACTACGGCATGACGCCAACCGCCGCTAAGACATTTGCATGGGAGTACAACACCGCCCCGGTGATCGCCAGTGGCGGGCTTGTGGACGGCGTGCGCGCGGCGTGGGGGGATTCCTACGTGTGCGATCGGAATACGACAGTTTCACCGCCAATCGACGGGATTTATGATCTCGCCGCCGGTGAAATTATCCAGTTCACTGGCTTCGGTTGGCAGCGTCTTTCCGAGGTGATCCCGTTCAGCTATCAACGCAACCCGTTCTGGACGACGTGGTGCCGAAATATGTGGGACGTGACAGCGTACCTGCCGAACATTGGCGGCGTGACGGATCCCGACAGTGGGCCGATTTGGCTCAATAGCGCACCGAACTCGAACATGTTCCTGGGCTATGCGCCGCCTACGTCTTGGGTAAACCCGATGTCCGCATGGCTGCGGCGGTTCCTCGACCGAGAACACCCGGAGATTCAATTCACGCTTTGGGATAACGACTGGCAGGTCGGTTACAACGGCAAAGTTTTTGCCGATAGCACCGCTGAGTGGAACGGAATTTACACCGACCCAGACACCGGCATCACGGTTGACGCCAGCTATAAATTTACGATCACCCGCGTATGATCCCGCAATGGCTAGCAAAAGACCGCCAGCGCATTTGTCAGGCGTGCACCAAGCATTTGAGTTGCTCGGAAAAGTTCACGATCCCGCAGGACGTGACTGACTGCCCGGACAAGCGGCACCCTTCCAAAGCCGACGCCATCGCCGCGCGAGCCTGGCCGCAAGGCGCCGAGCACATTAGCGGGTGCTGCGACCCTATCGGCGCGGGATGGGGGTAGTTTTCTTGTGAAAAATCGCTTCTAGTGAATGGTCTCCGTCCAAACATCCAGTACAATACAGAAGGGGGCGGATTGGGATTTTTCATTCCAGCTTCAGGAGCATGGACCATGTAGTGCCATGACAGATTTGACGGATTGGATAGCTAGCTCCACTCTTAAAACATCTGCAGGCGCATCGCTGACGACGCCATCTATCGTCAGGCCAAACGCTGAGACAATTTCTCTCCGTCTCAACCAGACTGAGACCGCAGCACTCTCCGCCCAATTCGGGGCGGTTTTAATCGTCAACATACAGCGTCCAGACGGGTGGGATTTTCGCCTGATCGAAGCACGCGTCACCATTTGCTAAAATGAGTTGTGAACAAGACTGCGTGCCTTTGGTGGTAACGCTTTTAACTGGTCCGCCTGGAATGGGGGGTGGCGGCGGCGGCGGCGGCAACTGGTATCTTTCACAGTTTGAAGGGGACGGCGTTGTCTCAAGTTTTCATCCGATCGCTGGGTTTTCCACGACACAAGCCGAACGCTATCAGGTTGTGATTGATGGCTCAGTACAAGAGCCAAACTACAGTTACGACATCCTCGAAGACAACGGCGGCACGCTTCTTTTCCCTGTCCCGATCTACGCGGGCGCACGAATTTCGGTAGTCACACAAAACACATAAGCATATATGGCACAAGCACTTACTAAAATTCAAACTGGGATGATTTCCCAGTCGGCACAGCAAGCCCTTCAGGGCCAGACGGGCGCCACGGGCGCAACCGGCGCAAGCGGGTTGGTCGGAAGCACAGGGCCGCAGGGGATTCAGGGCAACGTCGGCGCCACCGGCCCAATCGGGGCAACTGGTGTTAGCGTAACTGGCGCAACTGGCCCTCAGGGCGTACAAGGCCCAATCGGATCAACAGGCATTCAAGGCGTGCAGGGCGCGACTGGCGAACAGGGTGTTCAAGGCCCGAGCGGCTCAACTGGCCCGCAGGGTGCTACCGGCCCGCAGGGATCCACAGGAACGCAAGGCCCGGTTGGAAGCACAGGCGCAACTGGCCCTCAGGGCGCGACGGGGCTTGGCGACAAATATTCCACCTACTCGACGACGACGCTAACAATTGGCAACGGCACTCAGTCGCTCTATGTTGAGCCTGGTCTTGCGTACTCGCAAAATCAACCTGTCATCATTTCGCACACAGGCGGCAGCGAGCACATGCACGGTACCGTGAACGGGTACGACAGAATCGGGGGAGGGTTGTCGGTTTCTGTCAGCAACCACACCGGATCGGGAACATTCTCGACATGGCTCGTCAACCTCGAAGGCGCCGTCGGTGCCGTTGGTGCGACTGGTGTGACAGGAGCAAGTGGTCCTCAGGGTGCAACTGGAACTCAGGGCGCAACCGGTGCCGCTGGTAACGACGGCGCTGTTGGCGCGACTGGTGTGACTGGCGCACAGGGGGCAACCGGCACCCAAGGCATCCAAGGCACTCAGGGAGCCACTGGCCCCGTTGGCGCGACTGGTTTGACTGGCTCAACTGGTCCTGTCGGCGCGACTGGTAATGTTGGCCCGTCCGGCGCTCAAGGCGTGCAGGGCGAAACAGGTTCAATGGGCGCAAGCGGTGCAACCGGTCCCAGTGGTGCCCAGGGCGCTACGGGCAGTGGCGCGACTGGCGCAACTGGTTTGTCTGGCGATAAATACAGCACGACCAGCACATCGACGCTATCGCTCACAACTGGCAGCAAGGTGCTCACCGTGGCCGCTGGCTTGGCGCTGTCGATTGGCCAGGACTTGATCCTGGCTCACGACGCTAACAACCGCATGGAGGGGGTGGTAAGCGATTACAACTCCGTTACCGGTGCGCTCACTGTTAACGTGACACACATCCTTGCCGGCAGTGGCTCTCATTCGAGCTGGTCGGTGTCTCTCGCTGGTGCTGTTGGTCAGGTTGGCGCTACGGGTGCCACGGGCCCAGCCGCTCCCGTTTTTGGGGGTGGCGTCCTCAGCCCGCGTTTCACTGGAAACGGTGCAACAACCACTTTCGGCCCCCTCGAAGGTTGGAGCGGGCCGATGAACGATGAAACCGGATATCTCGTCTACATCGACGGCGTGTTCCAGCGTCCCGATGAAGCCAACGGCGGATTCACGATCACCGGTACCGATTACGCTTCATCTGCGATCGTGTTTCCGTCGGCAATCGCTGATGGGTCAAATGTTGATGTTCTTGCAATCCAAGTGAGCGGTGCTCGCGGCGCGACTGGAATTCAGGGCGCGACCGGGCCCGCTGGCGGCGGCGGAGGGTCTTCCGACACTGGCAAGGCTTGGGATGCTGGAATCACATATGCGGCTGGTGATGTTGTGTCGTACCAAAATATCTTGTATGTCGCGACAAGCCCGAGCACTGGAGAGACTCCAGCAGCGGAGACCAACTACTGGATCTTGGCGCCTGCAATGGCTATTCAGTTGAAAAATGAGCCGTTGTCCGATGAAACTCCATCCGATGGAGACGTCCTTGGATACACCGGCGGAACGTGGCAGCCAGTTTCCCAGAACAGCGATGCAACGTCGCTTCAGTCTGTCGGTATCTCGCAGGATGCACCGACGTCTGGTCAGGTTCTGGCGTACAACGGAACATCTTGGGAGCCACAAAATCAAATTGTTGAGTTGTGGAGCTATTCAAAGACCTACAACTCTGGGGATAATGTGTATTACAACGGAAGATTGTACACATGTAATGGAAATGGCACACAAGGCCCAGCTCCAGATGCTGTTGGATATGGTTACTGGAATACCAATGTTGGCTTTCCTAACGCATCAGCGCCATCTGATACCGTAAATCCTGTTGGATGGATTGATGTTGTTATTGCAACAGGCATTGTCCGTAAGATTCCATATTACGCCTAACCGCCCCTAACATCAAAGCCGCTCAGGAGGAAACTCTTGGGCGGCTTTTTTGTGTGCAAATTTGACGCGCTCGCCGCCGTGGCTTACCTTGGCCACCGATGACAAATATTCATTGCCTCGCCGTCCCGCACACAGTCACTCATCCCGATTATTCCGCCTGCGCCTTCACCCAGAAGGTTCTCAAGTTCTTGGAAATGTTCAAAGATTCCAAGGACTACCGCACGGTTCACTACGGCCACCCCGACTCTCAAACGGCGTCGCATGAACACGTTGATGTTACATCAAACGAGATCCTCGCTGAGACCTATGGCAATTATGACTGGCGCAAAAACCAGTTCCGTCACGACGTCAACGATCTAGCGCACCGGCATTTTAACGCGACCGCCGGCGCGGAAATTTTGAAGCGCAAAAAGCGCGGTGATTTAGTGCTCGCATTTTGGGCAGGGACAAAAGGCGCGTGCGATATCGCAAATCGAGACGGTGATTTGATCGTGGTTGAACCTGGCATCGGCTCAGGCTGGGCGTTTGCACCCTACAGGTGTTACGAGTCTTATCCACTCAAATCAGCCTACGCAGGCACGCAGGGCGTGTCATTCTGCGACCCGAAATGGTATCATCGCGTGGTTCCGAATTACTTCGACTTGCGCGACTTTGAACCGTATCAAGAGCGCGAAGAGTACGCGCTCTATATTGGGCGTCTCGGCACCAACAAGGGGCTGGACATTGCCATCGACGCTTGTACGCGCATGGGCATCAAGCTCAAGGTCGCCGGGCAGGGCGGGCCCGAGGGGATCGGATTGCGTGAATGGCCGGCGTGCGTTGAATTCATCGGCTACGCTGACATTCCAACGCGAAAGGAACTCATGGCGCGGGCAAGGTTTGGGTTCCTCCTTTCGACGTATTGGGAGCCGTTCGGCGGCACGGCGGTTGAGATGATGCTGAGTGGGTGCGTGCCAATCTGCACGGACGCAGGCGCGATGACCGAGTATGTCGTGGATGGCGTCAACGGGTTCCGATGCAATACGATGGGTGACATCCTGCGCGCGATCCGATTGGTGCCGAAAATTGATCGCAAGCGGATGCGGTTATTTGCCGCGGAAAACTTTGGATTTGGAGTCGTGCGCGTAAAGTTCGAGCGGGCATTTGCTGACTTTGCCGACATCTGGAACGGAGCGGGATGGTACGAAGACCACAACCGCCCGCTTGACACGGGACTCGGTCTTGATTATTCGGCGCTCTTTCGGTAGAGTGCGTTGGTGAGCTTTCTTTCCACGCTACTTCCAACCATCGGCAATCTTTTAGGTGGCCCCCTTGGCGGGGCCGCTGTGGAGGCCGCAGCGAAAGCTCTCGGCATGTCAGATGCGACCGCTGATAAAGTCCAGAAAGCGCTGACATCTGGCAACCTCAGCGCTGATCAAATCGCCGCGCTACAGGCCGCAGACTTGCAGCTCAAAACCCGCATGGCAGAGCTTGGCATCGACGCGGAGAAGCTCGCCCAGGCTGACCGTGCGTCCGCTCGCGAAATGCAAACGCAGTCGGGCTCGTGGGTTCCGTCGACGCTAGCTGTGGGGGTGACTGTGGGTTATTTCACAATTTTGGTGGGACTGATGTCGCACAAATTTGAGATAGCCAACTCCGAGGGGTTGACGCTGCTCCTCGGCAGTCTGACCACCGCGTGGGGATCAATCGTGGCGTTTTATTATGGCGCGAGCCACCTCCCGCAGCCTGGGGAGAAAAAGTGATCCCAAAGATTCTACTCCCCGCGTTGAATTTGCTGGTGATGTCGCCTAGTTTATGGGTGGCACTCGCAGCAGCGGGTGGATTTGTTTTTGGCATCTACTTTGAGCGAAAAAACCTTTATGGAAATCCTACCAGCACCCTCCATTCCCGCCCTACAGAGCCGCTTTCTAAACAGCATCCCGCCCGCCGGCTTGGTGGTGTTGGAACGCCCAAAAAGGGTGCTGCCTCCGCTGGCAAGCGAAGGAAACGGACTTCCCACGGATCAAATTAGTCCGTATTCCGGCATCTACGATCGAAACGGGAAACTGCCATCACCGCCCAACAAGCTTGCGTTCATCGCGTATGCATAAAGACCACATCGGCGACGCGATACAGGTCGCATTCATCAACGCTTTTGCGATGGGTTTCTCCGTCGCGATGGCGGAAACGATTTTGCGCATCTCTTCGCTCGTGCTCGCCATCGTGTACACGGCAATCAAAATTCGGCAGGCGCTTAAAGGAAACGACTCAGAATGATGAACTTGTCTAAAGAAGGCATTGCGTGGATCGCCGAACAGGAGAACTCCGTCGATTGCTACGTCTCCCGCCCCGAGTGGCCCGGAGAATCAAGCGGGCTCACAATCGGCATCGGGTATGACCTTGGATACAACTCGCAATTCCAGTTTGAGACCGATTGGGCATCGGTGTTGCCAGATGATCAGATCCGCCGTCTGAGTGGCTGCTGTGGGCTCAAAGGCGAGGCGGCGCAGCACCTTCCAAAGCAGTTTGCCGACATCCACATTTCGCGCGCGGTGGCCCTCGACGTCTTTGAACGTGTGACAGTTCCGCGCTTTTATCTTCAAACCTTGCGGATTTACCCGCAAATGATCGACCTCCCGCCTGATGCAGCGGCGGCGCTAGTGTCGCTGGTCTTCAATCGTGGCACCAAGCTCGACGGGGAAAGGCGCGTGGAGATGGCTCAAATCAAGGCCGCGCTGACGGCGCGCAACTGGCAAGCGGTGCCTGGGCTGTTTCGCGCTCAAAAACGCCTCTGGCCGGATAGTGAAGGGTTGCGAGACCGTCGTGACCGAGAAGCGGATCTGTTTGCGGGTGCGGTGTTTAAAGCGACCGTTTAAAAGTTTGCCGGATGGTGCGCAGGGAGAACCTGCGACGGGTGAAATCCCCTCTGAAACAAAGGCAGAAACTTTTTTTGCAAAAATCGCTAAAGCGGGGGCGGCGGCGTGCCTATTAGAAGGTAGCATGAACACTACCACAGCAACAACAACCAGCCCAATCACCGCCAGTTTCACTAAGCTAAACGGTGAATGGGTTGTTAAAACTGACCGCAAAATCACCAAAGCGGACTACGCCACTGAATCACGCATAATGATTGGCGGTGCAAAAGAAGAAACTCAAGTTTGCCGCCTTGAGGTGATTTTGAAATCTGGCGCCGCAAAAATTGTTGAAGTTTTGGAATACGCGACCAAAAACGAAAACGGCCATTTTTACGCTGTCCGCTAACCTAGGCACAAACATGAACGACACCGCACAATTTCTAATTACCGCCTGCCTAATCGCCGCCGACGTAGTTTTCCTACGATTCAGCAACCCGACCCCCGTGGAGGGGCTTATTGTCGCCGCGTTGGCGTTTGCCGGCATGGGCGTAAACATCCGCCTGATGGGCGAAGCCATCAAACGCGCTGGGCATGAATAACTGCATCACCTGCGACGTTTTGTTGCCAGCACTGGAACAGGAACTTGACCGCCTACGCGCTCAACGCAGGCGTGCAATCCAGCTCGCCGACATGTTGATCAAGGCGCGCAATCAGTCCAACTTCGATGACGGCGACTTCTGGAACGAGTGCCGGGTTGAGTTTGAACGCTTCAAAGTGACATGCGAATGAACATGATGAACGGCAAGCCCGTAATCGGAGCACCTCGCCCGCTGTACGGGTCAAAGAAGCGCCTTGTTTACGAACCTGAGCCTGGGCTACGCGCCGAGGAGCCGATCAATTTTGCCGAGATGCGGCAGATCGTCGAGCTGGCAATCCGTCGCGGCATACTCACCCCGGGGCCGGTTGAAGAGCCAATCGTGCGCAAGGACCGCGTCAAACGGGGCCCGATCAATGACGACTACGGGCAGATCCCGTGCGGCATCTGCGGCGCTAAATTTACCAAGCGCTCCATCGCATCAAAATTTTGCGAGCCGTGCAAATGGGATCCGCGCCCGTGCATCACATGCAAGGTCAATTTTGTGCCGCGCTCAGGGCCAAAGCACGGGCATATCATGCAAACATGCTCCAAGGCATGCCAATCCGCACTGCAATCGGTGCGGCGCAAGGGCAAGGCTCCAGCGAATAAAGGCATCCGGACCAGCTAATCATTAGCGGGGGCGCGCCCGCGGCAACGCGCAAACAGAGACATAACTATGAAACCAAGACCAAGCAGCCTTCCCAAGCTGGCCCTTTGCGGGCAGTTTGAGGGGCGACCAGGAACCTCCGACGCCGCAGCACGCGGCACCCGCGTTGACACGCTCATGCGGCACCTATGGCAAACAGGCGAGTACCTCGACGGCGCCGAGGACGAGCAGCGACTTGCAAACTGGGCGGCGGGAACGCTTCTCAAACTTTCCAAGGGCAAAGGCGGCGTGACCACCGACGACATCGCCTGCAAGGTATATGTCCCGCTCCTCGGCATGGCTGGCACGATGGACGCCGTCTGCCCGTCGCAACGCTGGCTCGCCGACCTCAAGACCGGCCAGCGGCACAACTATCGTGAGCAGATGGCAGCCTACGCTTTGGGGTGTATGGTCGCGCATATGGAACTCGAATGGACGGCTCACCTGTTATTTGCCGACCAAGACGAAGTCGTCAGCGAGACGTTCACGTTCGACGAGGCGCGGGCGGTCGTGCAGGCCGCGCTCGACAATGTGGGCAAGCCGCCGGTGATCAATGATTATTGCCAGTGGTGCGCGAAGTCACTCACCTGCCCGGTGCGGGTGGACGACGCTGGCAAGGCGATGACCGCAACGGCAAGCGCGCTTCCCGTCGAGCAGGATACCGGGTTCCTCGCCATGATCGAAGACCCCGAGCGCCTCGGGCTGTTCCTGACCCGTTGCCAGACGTTCGACGATTTCCGCGAGGCCGCAGAGGCCAAGGCGCGAGAACTCCTCGCCGCTGGGCAGGCTGTCCCCGGGTGGCGCCTCCAAAAACCGCGTTCCTCCGAGTTCGTCGACGGCGCCGTCATAGTGGCCGCAGTGGAGGAGGGCACCATCGGTCTTGTGGACGTTATCAAAACGGTGGGATCAATTTCGGGCCGAAAAGCCCGCGAACTGTGGAACGCGGCGGGTGCCGTGTTTCCCGAATCTGTCGTCCAGACAAAAACCGGCGCGGCTCCGTTAGTCGCAATCAAATTGAAAAAATGAACGAACAACTCATCCCCATTGGGGACATCCAAAGCATGGCCGCAGCGGTGGCGAAATCGGGCTTCTTTGGGCTTAAAACGCCCGAGCAAGCCGCAGCACTCATGCTAGTGGCGCAGGCTGACGGGCTTCACCCCGCCAAGGCTGCGACGCATTACCACATTATCCAAGGCCGCCCGTCGCTCTCCGCTGACGCAATGCTGGCACGCTTCCAAGCTGCCGGGGGGCGCGTCAACTGGGACGAATACGGCGACGCCGCTGTCATCGGCACCTTCACTCACCCCGCTGGTGGGTCGGTGACCATCAAGTGGGACATCGCACGAGCTAAGAAGGCCGGCGTCGGCAACCTTGAAAAATACCCCGCCGCGATGATGCGCGCCCGGTGCATCTCCGAGGGTGTCCGCACCGTTTACCCCGGCGTGATTGTCGGGATGTACACGCCCGAGGAAACCGAGCAGTTCACGCCCGCGGTGACGGTTGTCTCCGAACCGCTGCAACTCGCTGACAGTTACAACGTCGAGGCGGCGATTCACGCCATGACCCAAAGCGCAACCCTCGGCGAACTCAAGGCCGCCTGGGCGCAAGTCATCATGAACGCACCAAAGCAACACATCCCCGCACTCACCGCCGCCAAGGACGCGCGCAAAAAGGAACTCGAATAGTATGATCAAATACACCGCAACACCACAACAAGGCCGACTCGAACCGGGTGTGCATTTCGCCACCATCACCAGCGCCGTCGAGGCTTACTCGGCCAAGGGCGACCAGACGATCGAGCTGGAACTCATCGTCGGCAAAACCGCCACGATGAA